CAGATTGAAGAGCAAATTATTAATTCCTCTTTTTTTCAAAAGATATTTCAGGATATTTGCAAAATAAAAACTATACAAACGAAAAATATAAATTCGTGGCTAACAAAAGTGAAAAAATATAGCACAACATATAATATTAGTGAAGTGAATTTGATGAAAGAATTAATTAAATATATTGTGTGGAATTATCGCGCTCATAATAAGTGCAGTTCTTTTATGGATTTTGCAGAGACGATGTTTCATTCCAAAGAGGGAAAAAATATAGTGGTGAAAACCTTTTTAGAAATCCATTCTGCGTTTGCTGTTGCCGTTGCGTAATGTGTGTTTGTCTAATACTAACTTTGGACTTGAACCTGTTGAACTTGTTGAAGTTGCTGTCCTGTATTAACTTCGTCTGCTTGTTTTTTTGACGATTGAAGATGAAGATGAAGATTATTTTTAGAAACAAATTCATATATTTCTTGAAGTGTGTTGTTGTCGCTGTCGCCTTTATTTTTATTTGTTTTCGCTTTGTCGAACAACTGGGTCTTCCAATAATTGATTGTATCATGAACTATGGGAATAGTTTTTCCCTCTGTAATTTGTGTTTTCAATGCACTTATTTTTGGATTAACATCATACCAATAATTCAAATGGACGTGTGCTGTTTTGCCCGATTGATAATTAATTTTGTGTATTTTTCCAATCTTTGAAAAGATTTGGAAAATATATGTTTTTGTAGTAGAAGGATGGATATTATGAACGAACAATGATATGATGTTGTTGGTGTTGGAATTGTTTGTAGTGTTATAATTCATTGTTTTTTGTGTTGTATTATTGGTGTTGTTGGTATTATTGGTATTGTTGGTATTGTCAGTAATTTTTTTAGGACACGTATAAATATTTTTGGTCTCCATTTTGTGTAAAATAAATCCCATTTTATATTTCATTTTTTAAAAAAATGAAATAAAATTAAAAAATTATTGAATACAAATTTGAATAACAAGTTTAAGTTTATTTATACACATATACACACATCATTTAAAAATGGACCTTACTCAAATCAAACTTACTGATTCGGAATGGAATGCCATTGAAATTCCGCCTCCCTCTCAGGAAGTGAAAATTATGCGAATGATTATGGACGGCTACAATCATTTGGATATTTGCGTCAATAACACCCAAACTTTACTGGGATTTTTGAAAATGGAACAGACGGACAAAATGGATGACTACTTATTCCATAAGTTCCTTTTGCCGAAATTCCAGGAAGGGTGTGGTAGTGGTGTGTCTTCGTGTCAATATTTCATTGTCAAACTGAAATTGGCTTCTCAAAAAAGCATACAATTAAAATCCGCGGACAAAATACGTTTGCTTAATTCCGAGGCTCTTTTGCAAGCAGAAATGGGAGGAGGCGACTCCAATATTTTCGAATTGTTTCTCATTTCGCAAATGTGTGATTGTATTGTTAAAAAAGATGCAGATGATGCATATAATGCAAATAATGCAAATAAAGATGACGACGAGGATAGTGATGACGACGAGGATAGTGATGAGGATGAGGAGGGTAAGGGGGAAGCTGATAAGAAGGGTGAGGGAAGTAAAAAGGTAGCAGTAGAATGGCAATATCATTATTATACTTTGGCTAAAATGCACGAAAACATAAATCAAGTGCATAAATTAAATTATATTGTTAAAAAAATGTTGGAATTAGTCTTGGACGTTTATAGAAATGACTTTAATCCACATCAAATCATTTTTAAGGCATCAGAGTATGTGGAGCAAAATAAGGCTTTGTTGAAATATAAAAACGAACAACTTTATTCGCATCAAAAGGAATTGTTTGCGTATATCCAGCAACCTGGACCGAAACTCATTTTATACATTGCTCCCACGGGCACTGGAAAGACGCTGTCACCTATTGGCATTGACAAGAAAATCATCTTTGTGTGTGCAGCCCGACACGTCGGCTTGGCCCTGGCGCGCACCGCCATTGCAGTGGACAAGAAAATTGCCTTTGCTTTCGGTGCATCCTGTGCGGAAGATGTGCGTCTGCATTATGCAGCCGCGAGTGAATATACCCGCAACCGCAAAAGTGGAAAAATCCAAAGGGTCGACAATACCAAGGGCGAAAAAGTGGAGATTATGATTTGCGACATTAAATCGTACATTCCAGCAATGTATTATATGCTTGCCTTTAATGCAAAAGAAGACATTGTGATGTATTGGGATGAAGTCACTATTAGTATGGATTACCAGTCGCATCCTTTGCACAACTTGATACAGACGGTCTGGGCGAAAAATGTGATTCCCAATGTCGTGTTTTCGTCGGCAACGTTGCCTGCAATAGATGATTTGGGAGAACTGCGTGCGAGTTTTTGCCAAAAATTCCCCGATGGAGCCATTCATTCCATTCATAGTTTTGACTGCGTGAAATCTATCAGCATGATTGACCCAGAGGGACGCGTGGTTTTACCTCACATGTTATGCGAAGATTATGACGAACTTCAACAGATGGTGCGATATTGGAAAAATAATGGCACCATTTTGCGGTATTTTGACGCGGCCGAGGTGAGCCGATTTATCCGGTTTGTTGAAACTATTTTGCACAATGTGTGTGAAAATTATTTTGAGAATAAAGACGGAGAAGGCGACGGAAATGGAAGCGGAAACGGAGATAAAGATGATGAAGAACTTGAATTGCAACTAAGTAAAATAGTTAAACGCGGAGGTCGCATAAGAACGCATTTTGACGATGCAAAAGAAGTGTCAATGACATCCATCAAACAGCAATACATGCGTCTTTTAGAAAACATTACACCCCAAGCATGGCCGAAAATATATCGCCAATGTCGCAGTTGCGGTAATCGCATTGTGGCAAGTGATGCGGCTACTGCTATGTCTGCGGGTGTATATATCACGACCAAAGACGCATATACTTTGACAGATGGACCCACATATTTCTTTACCAAAGATGTGGGAAAAATCGCCAGATTTTACGTTCAAAAATCCAATATCCCTGCGACCATCATGGATGAAATTATGGAAAAAATTGACTACAACATAAAAATCAACAAGGCTGTGGAAGAATTGGAGCAGACTATGGAGAATATTTTGAAAGAAAATGAAGGTGGTGATGACGATGATGGAAAGGGAGGTAAAGGCAGTGGCGGAAGCAGTAGTGGCAGTAGCAGCAGTAATAATACGAGCAAAGACCCGATGAAGAACCCCAAGGTCAAGGCATTGCAATCACAGATTGAAGGCTTGCGTGCGAAAATTAAATCGGCGAAACTTCATGATTTATTTGTGCCTAACAAGTTGGACCATTTGAACCATAATGCCGACCCTCGTCGGCTACGTAAAAACACACTCTACTTTACCAGCAGTATTTCCGACGACATTGTCGTGCAAATTATGCAGTTGCACGGCATCGACGATGTGCATAAAATCCTACTTTTGATGGGGATTGGCGTGTTTTCGGAACGCGAAAATGAAACTCTCAACCCGACATATTTGGAGATTATGAAAAAATTGGCGTCTCAGCAAAAGTTGTATCTCATCATTGCGAATGCTGACTATATGTGGGGAACAAATTATCAAGCCTGTCATGCCTATTTCAGCAAGGATTTGAACCTGACACAGGACAAGATTTTACAGGGAATGGGACGCGTGGGTCGCGGAAACATCCAGCAAGAATACACGGTTCGCTTTCGCCACATGGACCAAATTCGCACCTTGTTGAATGCCGTCTTGCCTGAGGATAAATTGGAAGTGGTTAATATGAACCGATTATTCGCTCCTTTGGAGGAGGAAAATGCTTATGTGTAAGTATAATTGTGTATGTTAGTAAAAATGCATTAAATATATTATTTTTTATTTTTATTTAGTGTTCCTAACAAATTATAACAACTTATATAATTATGCAATCCCATGTTATACATAATTGCTCATTTTTGAGTGGTTATATTCACCATATATTTTATTTTTTGTTGTTTATTTTATCGCATTTTTGTTTTATTTGTTAGTTTTTCCATTTTATTTTTTGTTAGTTATAATTGTTGCAAAAAATGAAATAAAAACAATCCACAAACTATAAACAACTTAAAGAGAATGTCGTCTCAGCCCAAAGCAAAGCGTTCCTATGTTAAAAAGAGCAAGATTGTGGAGGAGGTGAGGGACACTTCTTCTTTTGTTAAAGCCGATGTTGTTGTTGTAGAGGATGTAAAAGATATTATTGATAAACCAAAGAAAAAGACAGCAAGAAAATCTAAATCAAAAGAAGAAAAGAATGCTGTTGATACAACAAACGCAGATTTACAAATTGAAAAGGTTGTAATTAAAGATGTTCCAAATAAAAATAATTCAATTGAAGGTTCAATTAAAGTTTCGGACGAATTTATAACCAAAGAACATGTGTGGAAAATGCTGGGCGAACTACTCCCCAAGCAAAACTTGATTGTTGCTCATCAAATTGAATCATACAATGATTTTATCAAGAACCAGTTTGAAAAGACATTTAAAATATTTAATCCCATTTGTGTTCGCTCTGAAAAGGACTTTGACATTGACACCAAGTTATATAGTCTTGAAATTTATGTTTCTTTTGACAATATGCGAATGCATCGTCCCCAGATATACGAAAATAATGGTTCTACGAAAATCCTATTTCCCCAAGAAGCCCGAAAACGCAACTGCACTTATGGCTCTCAAATCACAATGGACATTGATGTGAAATACGTCGCCAGACAAGGAGAAAAACTGGAACAGGTAAAAACGCATCACAAGAAATTTCCTAATTATAACATTTGCAACAATATGCCTATCATGGTTCTTTCCGATTTGTGCGAATTGAAGCAGTATCAGCACTTGAACCTCGGGGAGTGCAAAAATGATGTGGGTGGTTATTTCATCATTAAAGGCATAGAAAAGGTCGTGTTGGGACAGGAACGGGCAGCAGAAAATACCATTCAATGTCATCACATACCGAACCACACAAAATATTCTTGGAAAGCGGAGATTAAATGCGTTCCGCAAACCAAGTTGGTGTCCGCCAAACAAATGGTCGCATATATTTCTAAAAATGATAGTTCTATATTGATTGATATTCCCCAAATCAATCGTCCTATTCCTTTGTTTATTCTATTTCGCGCCTTGGGCGTTGTTTCTGATAAAGCCATTTGTCAGCACATTTTGATGGCTTCTTCTTTTGATGATGACGATGATGCAGGTAATGAAAATAGAGAGAAAATGAATAAAGAGAAAATGAACGAAAGAGATGCTGCCCTGTTGCAGGAATTGACTCATTCGGTGATGGCAGGAAACGAGTATTTAACCCAAGAAAGCGCGTTTCATTATCTCATGTCGCACGCAGCATTCACTTATTATGTTCCTTCCTTTATTGACAAGGAAAAATCCAAAGATTTAGTGAAACGAATGCGGGTTGAAGTTGGGTTGGTGCAAAAGGAGCAGTTTGTTCGCAATGTGTTGGAGGATAACGTGTTCGTTCATTGCACCACGCAGGAACAGAAATGCTACTTTTTGGGATACATGGTGAACCAGCTTCTTGCAACCAAACTGGGTTGGATGAAGGTGGGAGACCGTGACTCCTATGAAAAAAAGAGGATTGATACAACCGGCGTGCTTTTGAATAAATTGCTCGTTAATCAGGTTAATAAAATCAAGAAAAATATCATTAAAACTGGAATAAAGGAAATTGACGGAGGGGTATGGAAATCTACCAATGATTTTACGAATGTTATTAATCAAACTAATATTGAAAATATTATTGGTTCCACGATTGAGACGAAATTCATTCGTGCCCTTTCGACGGGTGATTTCAGTGTCACCTATAATTCTAGCGACGGAAAAGTGGGTGTAGCACAGGTGTTAAATCGTCTTACACCCATTGCTGGAACCAGTCATTTACGCCGTGTTTCGCGGTCCATTGATAAAAATGGAAAATTGGTTGAACCTCGCAAACTGCATTCTACTTCTTGGGGGTTCTTTTGTCCGTATGAAACACCAGAAGGTGCGTCGGTGGGAATTGTAAATAATATGAGTGTCATGGCGCGTTTTACTTTGCACACTAACTTTTTGGCGTTGGAAGCCATTGTGAAACAATATACATTGCCCTTATCTTTTGCCTTTGGTTCGGTTTCGGGTTCAGGTTCGGGTTCAGGTTCGGGTTCAGGTTCGGATTCAGACATAAATAATGTCGATATCAAAACCAAAGCCAAGGTCTTTCTCAATGGTATTTTTCTTGGAATGGCCAAAGGAAATCCAGTTGAAGTAGTAAAAGCCTTGAAGCGATTGAAGCATCGAGGTATTATTAATATCTTTACATCCATTGTATATAATTATGCAGCAATGGAAATTCGTGTATTGTCTGATGCCGGGCGATGTATTCGACCCGTGTTTCGCGTGAAAAATGGCTGTATCTTATTTACAATGCAAGTATTCCACGACGTTATGTTGGGAAAAATAACATGGAATGACTTGTTTTTAGCTGGCGGTGAATACGGCGACTCGATTATGGAATACATTGATCCCGCAGAACAAAATGCCGCGGTTATTGCGACAAGTATAAAAGAATTGAATAATTCCGCATTGGTAGCAAGTGCTACGGATATTGCATATACTCATTGCGAAATTGACCCATCGCTTATCTTGGGTATGACTGCCTCGTGCATTCCTTATCCCGACCATAATCAGTCTCCGCGTAATGTCTATCAGTCGGCACAGGCAAAACAAGCCATATCTGTTTATATGACAAACTTTTACAATCGTATAGATAAGACTGCCTATGTTTTAAATTATCCTATGAAACCACTGATTGACACAGAAATTATGCGTATTTTCAAGTTTAATGAGATGGCTGCTGGTTGCAACATTACCGTCGCCATTATGTCCTACACGGGATTTAATCAGGAAGACTCTCTTTTGATGAATGAGGGTTCCATTGGACGCGGAATGTTTCAGGCCACTATTTATCACTCGGAAAAAGATGAAGAAAAAAATCAGAATGAAGCAAGTGAAATTCGCGGTATGCCAGATATCACTAAAACGGAGAAAATTAAGACAGGTGATTACAGCAAAATGGACGAACGTGGGTTTATTCCAAAGGATACATTGGTAAAAAATCGCGATGTAATTATGGGTAAGGTCAGTGTATTGAAAACACATAACAATAGTTCGCATTCTGGAAATGATACTTTGGGAACCGATTGCAAGTATTCAGACAAAAGTATGTTGATTAAAACCTGTGGAGAAGAGGTATATATTGATGAAAATGTGTTGGATACCAATGGCAGTGGATATCCCGTTGCCAAGGTCAAAACGCGGGCTACTCGCCGTCCCATTATTGGGGATAAATTTAGTTCGCGGCATGGGCAAAAGGGAACGGTCGGATGTATTATTCCTGAGAAAAATATGCCCTTTACATCCACTGGGGCTCGACCGGATATTATTATTAATCCGCATGCCATTCCATCACGAATGACGATTGGACAACTCATTGAAAGCACTCTTGGAAAGGTATTGGTGGAATTAGGTGTATTTGGAAACGGCACTTGTTTTGATGACTCCGTTTCCACTGACTGGATTGCGAATAAATTGCTTGAACTGGGATACGAAGCCCATGGAAACGAACTCATGTATAGCGGTGAAACTGGGGAACAAATGGAATGTTCGGTGTTTATGGGACCGACCTTTTACCAGCGTCTAAAACATATGGTTAATGACAAGCAACATGCGCGTGCAACGGGACCACCCGTCGCTCTTACGCGACAACCCGCGGAGGGCAGAAGTCGTGATGGTGGTCTGAGAGTGGGTGAAATGGAAAGAGATTGTCTCGCAGCCCATGGCATGGTTTCGTTTATGAAAGACCGGCTGTATGAATCTTCGGATAAATATGCCGTTCATATTTGCGATGAATGTGGAATGATTGCTGTGTATAATGATGCTAAACACGTTCATTTGTGTAATATGTGCGAAAATCGCACCAACTTTTCCAAAGTTGAGTTGCCGTATGCTTGTAAATTGCTCTTTCAGGAATTATCGGGGCTGAATATCATTCCTCGGGTCATCACGGAAAATGCCGTGTTGCATCGTAGTGTGTAGTGAGCAGTATGTTTTTATGTATTTATGTTGTGTGTAGTGTTTTTGTGTTATGTATTTTATTATTTTTTATTTACCTTTTGATTTTTCATTGTCTAACAAAAGAAAAGAAAAGAAAAAGAAAAATAAACAATGATAAACATAATCAAAAGATTAGATAGATATAAACAATAAATCCACAAAATAATATCACTAATTAATGAAAATTGTTAGCATTGATGTTGGAATTAAGAATTGTTCGTTTTGTATTTTAGATTATGTAAAAAAAGATTACATTACTTATCCCACAATGCTTCATTGGGACATTGTTAATCTTATTGATAACACTTCTAGTTTTGAAGAATATCAAAAGGAAATAAAAAAGGGGCATGTCGCTGACGATAACGTCACAGTTCAAGTACAATATCCGTGTATGTATGTAAATTCCTCCAATGCGGGTGCAAAAGGTAAATGCAAAACATGTACGAAACCCGCTACATATCGTACTAAACAGCAGTCTCTTGAATATGCTGCAAAAAATGCTGATACTTGTTTTACGTGGCACACTTATTGCACTTTACATGCAAAGAAATTCACTGCATTCACTGCTTCCAAGGATTTAAAAGAAAGTGCATTGAAAAAATGCACCTCCACCAAGTTAAAAGAGTTGATAAAAAAATATCAAGTGCCTATGAATGAAATGATAAATTACAAAAAGGATGACATGAAGGAATTGTTGGGTCAATATCTTTCGCAACACGAATTTACTTTTATTCATCCGCCTAAAACAGCAAAGGTGCCTGCTCCCAATGTTGCCTTGCAAATTATTGGGCGGAATATTGCTTCTTTTTTTGACCGTTTGTTAGGTAATGAGATAGCCGAGCTAACACATATTCTCATTGAAAATCAAATCGGGCCTTTGGCAACGAAAATGAAAACCATTCAGGGAATGTTGATGCAGTATTTTCTTATGCGAAACGAAAATGTAAAGGTTGAATTTATCAGTGCATGCAATAAACTGAAAAATAAAAATGCGGAGGAATTATGGGATGGAGGCTCTGCTGATGACGATGGCATTTCTAATACTGCTTCTAAAAAAACTGGAAAGAAAATGAATAAGGATGAAAAGGATGAAAAGGACGAAAAAAAGGAAAAAGTTGAATATGCGGAAAAGGCTGGAAAAAAAACAAAGAACAATAATAATGATGGCGATGATGACAATGATGGTGGTAATGATGGTTATAATGATAGCAGTAATGATGGTGGTAATGACAAATGTGATACAATCATCGCCAAACTAACAAAAATGGAAAAAAAGGAATACACAAAGCGAAAGAAACAAGGTGTTATATCATGTGCGGATATTCTTTCTGCTACACCCACCCTTTCATCTTGGTCTCCTTATTTCCAAGGATGCAAGAAAAAAGATGATTTGGCAGATTGTTTTTTACAAGGTATCTGGTATATACAAAACACATCACATCATTCGTAGCTTTTCTTGTTTGTTTATTTGTTTATTTGTTTGTTGGTCTCTTGTTTTATCGCATAAATTGGAAATACAGCTCCACACCACATACAAATAATATTACATACATTGCGATGAAATCCAGTTCGACCCAAATTGTATCTCTTATTGCATTTACAACCACGTTTGTATTTGCATGCACGTATTTCTCAAAATCAAGCACAGTAGTTAATTCGTCCGTCCATTTAGATGGGGCTTCGCCGTTGCCATCATATATCAATAATTTTTGCGTGATGACGTGTTTGAGTTCCTGGTATAACTTCGCAAGGCGTCTGTAAATGTAATAACTTTCCACTTTGGAATGGAAAATTGTGCTACAATCTCGCATGCATGCCGCTGCAAATTTGTCGTCAATTGCGTCTATTTTTTGCCATTCGTTGCGTATATTAAGACGCAGTTGAGCGTACTGGGTTTCCAGTTTATTGATTTGTATTTGTGGTGGAACACGCGTTTGAGTGCCTCGCACCAGCAAATAAACCAACTCCAAAATGGTATAGAGATTGTAAAAGTAATTACGAACCTGTTGAAACATTGTTGATGGTTAATGGTTGATGATTTGATTTTAATTTAATTTTATTAATTGCTCTTCAAAGTAAGAAAGAGATGTGTGGCATATATTTGTAAAATAAAAAATCATTTTTTTATTTTGCACAAAAACGATAAAAATTATTGAGTAATCATTATAGCAATCCAAACAATTCCAGTGCATTACGACATGCGCCTTGTTCGGCACTTTGTTTTATATTTTGGCTTGCCGTTCCCAATAATGCGAGCATCTTTCCATCATTGTCTTCCAGATGCTGTCGCAGTGCATCTATACTGATGCTACTACTGGTTGGCGGTTTAGTTAAATCTATGGTGACCTTCTTCATTATTTCCTCCGCACTTTCGTATTTTTTATTCACATTGATATTTATGCATAAAAACACTCCCATTGTATGCTGGTTTGTATCCTTGTCATAATCCAAAGTAATATAAATTGGCTCTGTCTTACTATATCTGAATGCCTTTTGCAGTGTTTCTTGGAGTTGTTGTTTATAATTATCATTCACATTGATTATTTCCGTCCAATTAATGTGCCTTTCAAACACGGCTTCTAAAAATATGTTAGCCATTTGAAATCCAGCACCCGTGGTATATTGTGAAAGTAAAAAGCAACCACCTTTGTTTTGTAAGTCTTCTGTATCTGCCATTAAATTCACCTTGTTGAAATCCAAAAATAAGGCACCCAAAAAGGCTTCGAATAAATTCCCCAGTTCTTTTCGCACATCATAGCGGACATTGTTATCCTCTGATTGTTGGGATATCAGCATCCATTTATTCAGTCCCATTTCCGCGGCTATCGGTCCAATGGATTTATTTTTTACCACGGCGATTTTTAAGTTGGTTTTGAAGCCCTCTTGCGACTTTGGAAATCTGCGATAAATGTAATATTTCGTCACCAGTTCCAAAACGCCGTCTCCTAGAAATTCCAGATTTTGAAAGGATTTGGATTTTAAAGATAAGCAATTATCCGGTTTGGGAGCAATTACAATCCCCAGTTGCTCGTTTTCAGACGCAGGACGTTTAGTGTAGGAAGGATGGACGAATGCCCGTTTATATAACTCCATGTTATGCACTCGCACCATTTCTTCTGGAATGCCGTATTTTCTCAGGATGTTGCACACGTCCGCTTCGGTGATTTCTACATTGATGGGATTATATGGATTGTGAATAAGCGTTCCTTCTTCCGTGGCAGTCATTTCATTGGAAATCATTGTAGATTTGTTTTGTTTGTTAGATGATGTTTGGATGTATTGATATTATATATAATCAAAGATATTAGTTGAATATATATTTTAACCTGCTCTTTTATAAATTTTATATTTATATCATTTTTACGAAATATGTGTTGTATCTTGTGTTTGTGAATTATGCGGTCGGCGGACTTGTATTTTTCAAAGAATCATACAAGGTTTGAATGGAATACATTGTCAGTGGTTCTTTGTAAAATACCACATTGCAGATACTTCCGCTGATGCCATCATTCATGCCCACCGTTAAAGTATCATATATAATTGGCGGGGACACTTCAATGGAACTACTTACTAATTTTCCATTGTAGAAAATATCCATTGTTCCATTCAGGTAATTAATTACCACATTGTTCCACTTTTGAAGACGCACGTTATCATGAGAATATAACAGGCGGTCTACTTTTTTGTGATTTTCCGTATTTTGAATGTAGACCGCAAGAGTATTGGTGGGTGCGAAAAATTTCACTATTGGAACACCTCCGTAATCCAACACAGTGGATGCCTCGGAATAAGCTACACTGGTACTCGGCGGAAATGAATCGACGTACAGCCAAAAGGATATTCCATAGTGATAATTGGGTTTCAATTCCTGTGGAACATCTTCCTCTGTCAGTTCATTTAATTCGGTAAAAGAAGAAGTGGATAAATGCTGGTCAATTGGAACCGGCTGATGCACCACTTGTTTTCCTCCTTTTAAAAAATACCATTGTTGTAATCCCGGAATTATCCACTGAGACACTACGAAATACAGAAAAATTGTTCCAAGAACCACCAAGAGTGCTATTACATCACTTGGTTTTGTTCCTTTGAATGGGTTTTGTGGTGTCCCAGTTTTGCCTCGCATTCGGTCTAACAAATCTGCGAAAAGACACGGAATATATAAGAATGAATTTATTAGCAATCGCACAAAGGAATTGCTCGCAATCCAATCTCCCAAATACGACATTTTATACACCAGTGTTAGTACTCCCAGCAAAAGAACAAGGTTGAATATTATGGAACCAATGTGTTGGTCGGCATTATTAGAGAACACGCCGAATGTTTGCAATAGCCACCAGAAAAGCAATCCCGATACAAACAGGGAAAGAAATATGTATAGGCCATTTAACCAAGGTGCGGATACGGATGCTGTGGCTGTGGCTGTGGCTGTATTTAATGCAGAATAACCAAGTGTTAACCCCACCAATAATAGTCCTACAAATAGCGAAAGAAAAATTGATATTCCTCCATATTTCGTCATTATTCCCGCTGGATTAAACATGTATAAGACAGACACAAGCACTGCATAGGCTGTAAAAACACCCAAATATTTAACGTTGATATTTTTTAATAATTCTGCAAACTGATGTGCTGTTGTTGGTGTTGTTCCGTCTGTTTTGTTAGGTAATGAACTATTTTTTGCATCAGCAGTATTTTTCCAAAGAAATACAATTCCAAAGGTTGTGATAAAATACAGCAATACACCCATCAATGAAATATTGTTTTTGCTTCCTATATTATTGGAAAAAAAAGAGCCAATTAAGAGTGCTAACAATGACGCCAATGTTAGGGCGAATATTTTTCCTCCTTGTTGGTAAAATTGGATGAAACCAATGACGATACTCAATGCTCCAAACAAAAGGAAAAAATTAGTTATCCAATCGGCTTCTGCCGCTGCTTTCCTAACAAAATTCAATAAATAGAGACCAATAAAAATGAAAAATAAAATTATTCCTATGTATTTATTGTCAAAACCATTCATAGATGTTATTTTATTATATAATAATTAATTAAATTTATTGGGTTGTAGATACTGGTTTATATAATATCATATTATATTTTGTAGTTTTTGTTTGATTAATTTTGTTTGAATGGTTGTATTTTATATAAAAATGAATTAAATATATGAATGGATTAAATATAAAATATGAACGAAAAAGGAGAACAAGAATTAAATATTAATTTTGAAAATAAGGATGGATTGGAATATCTTTCGACCATTGAAAATAATTCAATTGATTTAATTTTAACCGATCCGCCATATATTATTTCACGAGATACGGGAATGAATAAACATTATAATGAAGTAAAAGATGCAGAAAAAAATAAAGTAGAATACATTAAAACAGAAGCAGAGTGGAATAAATATAAAAAAGAAAAAAAAATTAAAACAGATGATAAAAAAGAACTTTATATGAAATATGGAACAATATATGGAAAAAAATATTGTGTACAAACTGATTACGGAAATTGGGATAAAAATTTTACAATAGAAATGTTGGAAAAATTTATTGAGGAATACTATAATAAATTAAAAAAGGGTGGTACACTTATTATTTTCTTTGATTTATGGAAAATAACAATACTGAAAGATATTATGGAAAAATATAAGTTTAAACAAATACGATTTATTGAATGGATAAAAACAAATCCACAACCATTAAATTCAAATGTTAATTATTTAACCAATTGTAGAGAAATAGCTCTTGTTGGTGTAAAAGATGGAAAACCTACATTTAATAGTAAATATGATAATGGAATATATCAATTCCCTCTTCAAGGTGGAAAAAATAGATTTCATCCTACACAAAAAAGCATCGTATTATTTGAAACATTAATTAATAAACATAGTAATGAAGGCGATATAGTAATGGACACTTTTGTTGGAGGAGGAACAACATTATTAGCTTGTAAAAATACAAATAGACAATTTAAAGGATGTGAAATATCTCAGGAATATTACGATAAAGTAATAAAAATTGTGAATTGATTTATTTTATTTTATTACACGCTTGTTCAGTTATATATTGTTGTATGAGTTTATTTTTTATACCTTCCATAAAAGCAACTGGGTCGTACCAATAACTACCAACCATGGCATTAGGGTCATTTATATCATAAGTTTCATCACCATATATGAAATCAATATCGAAAGTTTTTAAATTTGGTATTGTAGTTGCACCTATTCGCTTTTGAGTTTCTCGTGTTTTCTTACTCACTTCACGTTTTCGTAAATTACAACCATTACATAATATTTGGAAATCTTCGTTTGTTTGCGTCGAGGTATTGTGTACACGCGGGTCGTTATAAAGGTCATTCTTATGGTCGACAACCAGACTACTATGACTTCCGCAAGCTACGCATCCATTTTTTTCTCCCTGTTTTAAATGGTATTGTTTGATTTTTGAATTGATAGTTCGATTTGCAATAGAAATTGTATAATTTGCATTTGCAAAACCATTGGTTCGTAGTTTTAGAATTTTTCCGGTATTTTTGTTATTCACCCTTTGGGTTTCCCATTTAAAAACTTTGTCGCCGAAAAATTGATTATATCTAACTGCTCCATTATTTCCTAAATCTAATGGGGTGTTAGTAAAATAATCTCTATCATACCATTCTGAAACTCCATCTGAGTTTGGTTTTAAATATGATATAATCGTATCATATTTACGCGTTTTATTTATGTTTGTTTCTTCCATTGTCTTATTATTATGTATGCAGTTATTTATTTTCATTTTTATTTTATATTACATCTTAACTTTAATGCTTTGTATTTTCTATTTTATCCATTTGCTCTATCTGTCCCATTTGCTCCATTTTTTCCATCTTTTCCATTCGTCTTTTCACTTCCATTGGATATTGCCTATTGTTATACGCCATACACGCCATTAATTCGCATGATATTTTCCTGAAACGCTTTTCGCGTTCTTCATCCAGGTCATCTTCTACGAACCAACTGAATTGCTTGTCCAGTTGTGCATCAATGGTCTTTTCATTTCGCATTTTATCCAAAGCACCTGATAAATTGTCCTTTAAATCATAATAAATGCGGTTAAAGGTAATGGTTTTATTCACCTTGTTCCATCGACCTGCATTATATATCATCATGTATGCATCGCGCAAATTGGAAATATAAATATTCTGGTTTTCTTTCATTTGATTGGAAAAATGTTTCATGTTGAATAATTTTTCCACTGCTTTTTGCATTTGTTTAAAACATGCACGATACATTGCATCTGTAATGTGGCTCATATCTTCATTTCCATACACATTAATGGATATGTTATTGTTATGATTATTATTATTAGTGTTTGTAATGTTATTCTGTGTGGTAACTGTCTTGTATTTCAATTGTTCTACTTCTGTTTTCAGTTGTTCGTTGTCTTCTTTCAGGCGTTCAAACAAAAGTCGCAACTCCACTTCCTCGGGTTGTATATTTTTTATAATGCAAGGCTTTTTACGATTTAAATGATTTGTTAGTTTTTGATTGGTCTGAAAGCACATTTCACAGCGATTACATTGGAACCTTTTTTTTATGGTTGGAGACGCATTAGTGGCCGGATTTGGCACACAAGGCGTCTTGCGATTCATGTGATACTTATAACTCGCATTGGTGATGAACGTCTTGTTGCATTTTTCGCAAGTTTTATTTGCCATTTCTATATCCCAATACGTTTTTTTTAAATTATTAACTTTTATTAACTTTTTTTAACCTTTTTTGCTAAAATTATTAACTTTTTTTAACCTTTTTTTAGTTTTTTCAAAAAATGTTTTTTTGCAAAAGAAAATGTGATATGAATATGTCTTATTTTTGTTAGGTAATAACATATGACGAGACTGGAAATAAATTATTAACCTTTTTTTAGGTCAAAATTAGAGGGGGGAATATTTTTTTATTTTTATAATTGGTTAGAAAAAATAAAAATAAAAATACATTTTCTTTTTTTGATAAAAAGGATGGTCGTTTTTTCAATTATTTTTATTATTTTTTATTATTTTTATTATTTTTTATTATTTTTTATTATTTTTTATTATTTTTTATTATTTTTTATTATTTTTTATTATTTTTTATTATTTTTTATTATTTTTTATTATTTTTTATTATTTTTTATTATTTTTT